CGTACAAACCGATTACGAGCAAAACCTACACATTTACCCGGTAATGCGATCGCTGCACGAAAAACTGAAAGTGCTAAACGAAACGGGTACAGACCTCGACCGCTTGCCAGTGCTCACAGAATTGTTGGAACTGGACAAAACACTTCGCGACAACTGGAACGAGTATGATAACTTTGTTTTTGTGCCAGGTGAAATACCCAAAATTGTAGTTGAAAACGTAGTGACCGATAACACAAAACTGCAATTGAACGCAAAGCAAGTATCAGCAGCCCGAAAGTATTTATCAGACAACAAGACAAAACAAGTCGTACTGATTGAAAATGGCGAAGACGACAAAGCAGCAGAACTGTTGGAAAAAATGCAAAACCGTTACGATGAACTGAACGCCAGCGGTGAAACCTTTGCACCCGACCAATTGACTGAGCTTAAAGCACTGGGCATTGTTACCCGATAAGATTGACAGCAAACTGCAACCAATAAGCCCCAATTATATTGGGGCTTACATGGGTGCTGATATCCAGTTGTATAATTTATTGGAATGGGTACTAAAACAAACCGGCAAAGCACGGGTAACGGTGGTTACCTTTAGCATGAACGAGGAATTTATACGCAAAATTCTGCAACTAAAAAACGCCCAACTTATTGATAACATTACTATAATACTTGACAGCAAAGCCATTTCCAAAACACAAAAAATTGCTGCTTTTGCAAAAAATGTATTTACTGAAATCTTTTTTGCCAAAACGCACGCCAAAGTAATACTGATAAAAAATGAAAACCATAATATTGCTATCGTCGGAAGCCAAAACTTCACCAGGGGAAACAGAGAAGAAAGCGGTATTATTACCAACGTTACAAGTACGGTGCAAATCTATGACACGGAAATTAAAAGAATCAAAAGCAGTGCCGTTCAATTTGAAAACCAAAAAATAGAAGCAATAACCCCCATCAGGCAAACAGCCGAAAAACGCAAAAACTTCTCTTTTTCAAAACTGAACAATTACCGAAGAACACAAGGCGTTGAGTACTTTGCATTGTTCCAAAACATTAAAATGAATTTGGAATATTTGAAGTCAGAACCCGAAAACGTGGACATGTTTGTAATGCCAATGATTAAATTTATTACTGAAAACAATGTAAAACAAATATTGCCAGGGCCTAAAGGTTCACGCACGCTCAAAAACGGTTTCCATTTTGCTACTTTGCTTTTGGAGAAAACTCAAAGGTATGTAGATTTTCAAATTATTGACGCATTCGAGAACCGTAACAACCACATTTATTTGAAAGAAAATATTGCTTTTGATACCGACGCATACCTTTTCGATGATATTTGTACACGAGGAACAACCATCCGTAAAATGGTAGAATACACAAACTTAAAAAACAAATTGATAGTAATTTGCAACCACTAAATTTTTTATCCTAATAAGAAAATTAAAAATAACTGCGAATAAGAGGTCAAGCTACAAGAAATAAAATACTGCTAATTAGAAACAAAAACAATGAAATACAAAATAATATATGCGGACCCAGCATGGCAGTATGATGATAAATGCTTACACAGAGGTGGAGCTGAAAGACATTATAGAACTATGAGCGTTGATCAGATCAAAGCATTACCAATAAATGAAATTGCAGATAATGACTGTATTCTTTTTGTGTGGGCTACATTTCCCAAAATTCAAGAAGCGTTAGACGTTATAAAAGCATGGGGTTTTACCTACAAAACCGTTGCTTTTACCTGGGTAAAGAAAAACAAAAAAGCCGATAGCTTTTTTTGGGGGATGGGAAGATGGACTCGAAGCAATGCCGAAGTATGCCTATTGGCAGTAAAAGGCAACCCAAAACGCTTGGATATGGGAGTACATTCAGTTATCTTTACGCCCATTGAAAGTCACAGCAAAAAACCCGCTGAAACAAGAGAACGAATCATCCGATTGGTAGGAGATTTGCCCAGGGTAGAACTATTTGCACGACAAACAACTCAAGGATGGCACGCTTGGGGTAATGAAGTACATTCTGATATAAATATACAAAACAACGAAAAAACATGAACTATACAACGCAAGACATAGAAAAAGTAAGGGAATACGCGAGTTACTTAATGAAACTTTCTGATATTGCCGTACTACTTAACTTTGATGAAGTAAAATTTAGAGATTGCATCAACTTAAAATCTCATGAACTCTCAAAAGCCTATCATGCAGGAAAAGTAGAAACAATTCTCGAACTTCATCAAGGGGATATTGCAGCTGCAAAATTAGGATCACCAACATCCCTTGAACAAACAAAAAAATACTTGTTAGAACAACACACCAACGAAAATGGCTAAAAAACAAATTTACGACCTTTGCAAAGTGTATCTTTTCGAAGACGAAAAGGCATTTAGCTCACTGAACACAGTACAAATTGACCGTATAAAACGCATACGCTCTGCCTATACCTTTTGGAACGACTACCCTAACAAAAAAGTAAAAGAAGTAGTTGACCACATCCGTTCATTTTCTGGTATAGAAAAAGACCAGGCTTATGATGACATACGCATCATCCAACAACTACTGGGAGACCTCAATAAGCAAACAAAAGACTGGCACCGCTTTAAGTTCAACAACATGGTATTGAAAGCCTATGAACTTGCAGAACTCAAACAAGACCCCGATGCAATGCAAAAAGCAGCCAATACGTATGCAAAATTCAATCAACTCGACAAAGAAGATGCACAGCGTATTGCATGGGAAGACCTCGTTCCTCAATTGTTTGAACCTACCGAAGATCCATCCGTATTGGGAATTAAACCCATACCGAATGTAAAACAACGAATTGCCGATTTACAAAAAAAATATGCAGCCGACATTGAAGATGTAAGCTATGAAAACATTGATATAGAGCAACTGAAAAAATATGATGACCAATAAACCAAAACAAAAAATATACTTCAACGCTGCACAACAAAAAGTTATGTTTACAGGAGCAAAAACATCGGTGGTAGTGGGTGGTAGACGTTTAGGGAAATCGCACGGTATTGTTGCACCTTTTGCCCTGCGTAATTTTCAGCGCATGCCCCGAAGCTCCGGGGCTTTTGTTTGCAGCACTTTTCAACAAGGATTAACCCGAACCGTTCCGGGAACATTGGCAGCACTCGAAAGTTTTGGCTACAAAAGAAACGTGCATTATTATGTAGGAAGAAGACCCGATAAAACAGCCAATTTTGCAGAACCTATAATTCGTCCTGAAAGCTACGACCATGTAATTAGTTGGTACAACGGCAGCATCCAACACATCATCAGCCAAGATGGTATTGGTACTTCCAATTCCTTGACACTCGACTATTTAATCATGGACGAAGCCAAGCTGTTAGATTTTGACAAACTGAAATCCGAAACATTCCCTGCTAACGGAGGGTTTAGAGGTCATTTCGGCCATTTACCGTACCACCACAGCCAATTAATAGTATCAGACATGCCAACTACCAAAAAAGGAAGTTGGTTTCTTAGCTACGAGGAAAAGTGCGATAACGAGCTTATTGAAACCATACACGGTATTATCTATGAAAAATGGCGCGTACTTGCCAAAATTAAAGAAATTCAAGCCAGTGGCGAAAACACAAAAAAACCAATTTTGAATTATTATCGCTCACTCTGCAAAAGCATGGCGCAACTGCAAAGCGTGGCAACAGACTACAATGTGTTCAGCAGCATAGAGAATCTTCAAGTATTGGGAGAAAGCTACATAAAGCAAATGAAACGTGATTTGCCACCATTGGTATTTCAAACCTCCATACTATGCAAGAAAGTAGGACTACTCAAAGATGGGTTTTACAATAACCTGAAAGAACAAACCCATTATTACACAGCTTATGATAACTCCTACCTCCAAAGCCTGGAATATAATTTTGACAAACTCAAAGATATTTCCAGTCTGCAAGATGGCGATTTGGAGCGAAATAAGCCACTTTGTATAGCAATGGACTACAACGCCAACATCAACTGGATTGTAACAGCACAGCGCACGGGAGGGGCAATGAAAGTGCTGAAATCATTCTATGTGAAGTACGACCGTAAATTGGTAGAATTAGTAGAAGACTTTTGCAATTACTACCGGCACCATAAATGCAAAGAAGTAATCTATTACTATGACACCACGGCACTGGGCAGCAACTATGCTGTAAACTCCGACGACTTCGCATCGGTGGTTATCAAGACCTTCAAGAACAACAAGTGGACAGTAAAACCCATGATGATTGGCAACCCTATCAAACACTTTGAGAAACACAACCTTATCAACATGGCACTCAAAGGGCAACAGGGATTACTGCCAATGATCAACCGTAACAACAACGAGCCATTGATATTAGCGATGGAACAATGTGGCATCTACCAAGGCCCTAACGGTTTCAAGAAAGACAAACGTGGCGAAAAGCTAAATGAATCTGAGGAAGACAGACTGGAAACCCGCACCGATGGCACAGATGCTTTTGATACGCTTTGGATTGGCATGAACAACTTCCCTGTTGAACAATCATTCACCGCTGGTATGATGAGTTCATTTGTATAACCAATATATAATTTTAGGCTTGAAACAAAAAGTGTCCACCTTACGGCGGACACTTTTTAAGCTTCAAGTCAATAGCTACCACCATCCATCATCGCAGTTTCCTACTTTAATGACCCCGATAAACTATAACACGAACGCCAGGCAAACCGAATAGCTTTGCCTTGACTGTTCATGTTATAGATTATCTTAATAGGTACAGCAGTCAAACCATATTGAATAAACCGAATAGCTTTATCCAAAAAGGTTTGGTTATGTTTTATCAAATCAAAGATTTGCATCTTTAGGCGTACCGCCAAGACACATCAACCACAAAAGAAATATTACCTTCATCTCTTTACATCTGCTACAAGTAAAAAAGGTAGTAGGTAGTAAGTGACATCCAAAAAGATTTTCTCAATTGTTTGTACAATTAAAAAATCCTGAGTACAGAATTTTTTGAATTATACAGGCACTATTACCACCCGCGAAGCGGGATGGGGGATTGGTGCGTTCTAGGGCGGACAAATTTCTTATTTGCAGCCCGCTGGGGGCACTATCTCTCTGCATGTCATTACATTGCAGCAACGGCACACACGCACCCGCACAAAGCAAATTTCATTTTTCAGTGCTAACTACTTGACTATCAAGCATATACCGCAATCTGTTAATGTTTATCATTACGAGCGACGTTCAG